ACTTGCTCATCTTTTTCCTTTTTAACATCGAACATTGCTACACCTTGACACATTGACACCGGCTTTCCGGCAACATAGTAGACACCAGTGCTTGGGTCCCACTCAATAATCTCGTTATCCCACTCTTCAGTGTCGGTTATCGCTTCACCTTTTCTGGTGCTCATTTTAAAATCCTGAGACTCATCCATCTTTCAGTGCCTCCAGTGCGGAGTACTCATTTGATATGAGCATAAAAGCATTGTGCTCTATGGTTCCTTCTTCGTGTGGATTTTCCCCAGAATAGACAGGAGCCATGTTCTCGCTTGCCATCAACTGACTCATTTCCCCGATTGACGCAGTCAAGAACCGTGCAGCGCGATTCTTTGCCATTAAAGAGTCATATTTTCCAAGTTTCATATAAGTTCTCGTATCCTCTCGTGCAGGCCAACAATCTTATCAGTCGTATAAAAAGAGGCAAGAGTGTACCTGTCTCCACTGAGCACGGGCTTGACTTCATGCCTAAATTCAGAACCGCTTGGGAAGAATACTAGCTGATTAACTTTTGGCTTAATTAGCAGGTCGAGCTCTTCGAAATATAACTCTCCGCCCTGGTAGTCGTCGTTGAGGTACAGGATTGATGAGTATTCATTGAGAACTTCAGACATTTGATTATCTGGGTTGTAGTTTTTAAGCGGCTCTGGACTGCTCCCGTAATAACCCTCTGAGTCTGCATGCATCTTAAGATACGAGCCTGGTGGGTATTTTCTCAGATATGGCTCATACAGAAAACACAATCTCCTACCAACTGTCGCGGACACAAGTGAGAGCGCCCTAGAAGAAACAGCAGCGCGTTCCTGGCAGTCTGGTCTTTCGGTGTATCTCTGTCCGTCAATATGTTCTTGCCAAGTGTTATCCCAGTCCAAAAACTCATTGCATTTATCAAGGATTTTTGACAGCTCATCATCGGTTGCAAAGTCATTAACGACATGCACGTTTCTCATTAGCAAGTCTTTGTAATTGAGCATTGACATTGTTACTGGCCTGGGATTTGAAGTTTTGGCATTCCCGTAAATGTAGGACCAATTTTATTTCCATCAGCATCAAGACCTGTTTTTATACCCTTTGTCCAGGTCCATGGCTGCTCTTGGTTATTTTTCATTTTCAAATCACCGTATTTTTGACGAGAATCCATCAGTTCTTTGTCGTCCCAAAGGTTGTCAACAGTAAAATTTACATTTTCTAAAACCGTGCTTTGAAAGATTGAAAAAAACATAAATGGCATGCCGGACTCAAATACGACAGGTTCGCCAACTTTGTTTATCTTCCAGTTCATCTGAAACTCATCTGGCCACCAGCTGCTTGGGATGATTGCGGATAGCGCCTGTGCATCGTCTCTGACATAATTTGGCGAGCCACCGATGAATGTCTCATATCCAGGCTCGGTTCCAAAAATCCAACCAGTAGAAAATGAAACCATGCCAACAATTCCGCCGTAAGCCAATTGCCTTCCGCCGTATGACTCACCCTCAAGAATGGTTGGAACAGTATTACCACCGTCCCATTGAGCAACAACTGTTTGTGGAAGAACCAATTCCCATCCATAGACGTTTGCAACAGTCATCGGTAGGCATTGATATGCGTGTTTTTTGTATGTCTCATCCATCCAGTCGCGATTGATTCTTGATTGTCGAATCTCTGGCGGGTTGTTGTAGGTTCGTTTTAAGTTAACTTTGACCATAAAGAATTGCCATCTCCTCTGCAAGAACGCGGTTCAACAATTTTGCTGATTTTGGCATAGTTCGTATCCGCCAAAAACCACCAAATAATTCTTTCACCGTATCTGCGTATTGACCGGATAGGTACATTGTTTTTTCACCAACATCGTCGCTTGATGGTTCTGATATAGGCCATCCACGAAGAGCCCCTTCGACATACTTGATTCCACTCGGCACGAGTATGTTTTCTAGGTCTGTATCGTTTGAATCCGCCCACATGGCGTTCATGTCTATGTAGATGCCATCGAATCCCTTTGATGCAATCTTTTTGCCTAACTCAAACGGGTCAAAGTTTTTAGCAATGCAAAACAAAAATTCACTTTGCTCTAAAAGGTTGTCAAACGAAAAAACGTCTTCTATTCCAAATTTTTCTGCGCGAGCTTTAGTTTCATCGGAACGTCCCTCGGATGCCCATATGCACTTATGTCCAAACAGCGAACACGAATAAGCAAGGGTTGAACCCATTACCCCTGGTGAATAGATTCCTACAACAGCCATTACTGACTAGCTGGAGCCCTGACGCCATCGTAACTTCCCTTGATGTCGTGGTTTCTATCGTTATAGTCGAACATCGTTACGCCTGAATACTTAACTCCACTGGTAACTGGTCTTGCAGCATGGGCGTAGATGAAAGTTGATGGAAACATGACAATGTCTCCTGCTTCTGGCTTGAATGTTAAATCTAGATACGGGAACCAAAGTTCTCCGCCTTCATACTCATCGTTGAAGTAAACCACCGAAGAAACCGTGCAGGTATAGGAGAACCCGTGGTCTGTGTGAACCTGGAAGTGCTGGTTCTCCCCGTACCTGATGAAGTTAATTGCCTCCATGTATTCCATGTTTATGTTGTAACGACTTTGATAGTCGGTCATGCATGCACGAATCGCATTTGCTGTATCGTTGTAAATGTTCTTCAGTTCTGCGAATTGTGGATAATGGTGCAGGTTGTCGATATGGACCTGCCCAATCTTGCAGTCAACACAGTCTCTGTATTCAGGCATCTTCTGCGAATACCCAACAAGTGCCTCACACCACATAAAAGGCATTGTGGTGCTGTTCCCGATAGTTGACTCTAGACGGTTGATTATGTCGAGTTCTTTTGCTATTGCATTTTTGTAAACAATGACCCCCAGGCGAGGGTCGCTAAGTATCTCGGTTTTCATGACCACAGTCTATACAGTGGTAAAGAATCCTTGCGACATATAGCGGGTTCCAGACGTAATCGGGTTTACCCCATGAGCCATGTCTTCATGCCAAGTGTGAGACCAAATAAGAAGAGAATTAGCTTTTGGCTTGATGGACACCCCAAGAATGGGCATGTATATGTCTCCGCCTTCATATTCGTCATTGACGTAATAGACGCATGAAAAGTCTGTTACAGCCCCAACTTTGTCTAGAAATACACCGTCGCAATGCAACCCCATGTTGTCGCCCTCTTTGGCCATTGATAGCCATGGACCACTTTCAAAATAAGTCTTATTTCCATAAGTTTTTTTTATTGTGTCTCTAACATTTATCAACATCCATAGCAATATTTTATTAACCTGCTCGTCCGCGGGTATATGCATAGAAATCTTGTAATTGTCGCCGTTTGTCATGTATCCGCCAGAATCGATTTCTTCTTGCGTTGGCAGGAATGAGGTTTGAAAAGCTATCTCTGGATTGCGCGAATGAGTTTTCTTCTTCCACCCAATTTCAGGATTGTGGCCAACAAACTCAAATTTATCTTCATTGTTCTCGCAGTATTCTTTTACTATTTTCCATTCTTCTTCTGGCAGATAATCAACAAACAACCCTATTCTCGGCGTGTCTGAAAAAAGTGGTTCCTTCCCCATTTCATTCCACCGTAAAGAATGCTGGTGATGTGTAACGCTCTCCGCTCGTAACCATCTTTACTCCGTGCAGGTAGTTGATATCTCCCGGGTGAATAACGGCAAGTCCTGGCTCTGGTTTCACGACAATGTCATGCTGTGGGTAGTAGAGCTCGCCACCCTCAAAATCATCATTCCAGTAGAAAAGAGAATTGATGTCATAGTCTGTGAATGGATTCGGTGAGCCGTCGTTCATCTGCTTATCGGCGTGTGGACGTTGCTCGATTCCACTAAACCATCGAACTATACATGGTGGGCGCTTCTGCAGTTTGCATCCATAAATCTCACCAGCTGTTATGGCCATCTTATCGAGGTAGAAATCAATCAGGTCATACACTTCTTTATTGATTCTCTGCAAAATATCCCAAGTGCATTGTCTGTTGTTCCAATACGCAGCACTGTAGGTGCAGACACCGTTTTCATCAAAGATGTCTTCGTCTGAGCCGTTTGACCATTCGTTGATGGTTCTTGCAAATGAAGCAATAGTGGCTACATCTTTTTCGTCAATAAAATTCTTGATTACATGGATATTTTCTGGACCTGTTCCAAAAAAACCTGGTTCTACTTTCCATGGTGAATCCATGTATTAAGACTATCTTGTTTTTTGGTTTATGCCTGACTCAGGTAGTCGTCAATATCTTTGCTGATTAAGTCAAGAGAAAGCTCGACGCCACTCTCCTTGATTCTTGGGTCAACCCAGGGCTCCCCATCTTCCTTTGGCCCGATAAATGGCTTCCAGTCTTTTACGCCATTATCGAGGTACTTCTCGTTCAACCATGGGTAGATTTCGCCAGTCACATCTCGTTCGCCCAAAAGAAAACCATTTGAATATCTCTTGGTTTTGGTTCCGGTTCTGTCAATCAAAAACTTGGT